CCTGAATTGGGAAGTAACATTCGCAGACTTTTGTTTGAAAATGTTGACTCGGTTATGGCCGCACAGATTGAGCGAGAAGTTGAAGAAACAATCAATAACTTTGAGCCAAGAGCTCGTGTTTCAAAAGTTACTGCGACTGCAACGCCAGACGAAAACAAATACTCAGTTGTGCTTGAGTTTTTCGTAATTAACAACCCAAGCCCAATTACAATTAATTTTTTCCTAGAACGGATTAGATAAAAATGGCAGACCGTTTAAGAGTTACCGAACTTGATTTTGATACAATCAAACAAAATTTAAAGAACTTTTTAAATCAACAATCTGAATTTACAGACTATGATTTTGAAGGTTCTGGTTTAAGTATTTTACTTGACCTTTTAGCCTACAATACCCATTATAACGCATACTATCTAAACATGGTTGCGAATGAGTCCTTTTTAGATAGTGCATTGCTTCGTGATTCGGTAGTTTCACATGCCAAAACTTTAGGATATGTTCCATATTCTCAAAGAGCACCAATTGCAACAATTAATTTTACTGCACAGTCCGCAACAAGTAATTCAGGTAGTTTAACAATTCCCTCTGGGTTTGCATTTTTGTCAAACCAAATTGACAACACATCATATAACTTTGTTGTCTTGGATGAAATTACTGTATTAAAAGCGAACAATCAATATTATTTTGAGAACCTTGATATTTACGAAGGTCAGTTAGTCACTTATGTTTTTAACTATGACCAAGCATCAAATCCAAAACAAGTATTCAATTTACCAGATACAAATATTGACACAACCACAATCAAAGTAACTTCAATTCCTGCCGCAGGCAATACACAATTAACTGTTTACAATAAAGTTACCGATGTTTTGGATGTGACTTCAACTTCAGAAGTTTTCTATGTGCAAGAAAACAAAGGTGGTAAATTCCAAATTTATTTTGGTAACGATGTAGTTGGTAAAAAATTACCAGATGGTGCAGTTGTTTCTGTAACATACTTGGTTACAAATGGAACTGCTGCAGATAAGGCCAATAACTTTGTTGCGACCTCAACATTGGTAGATTCTTTGAATGAAGGTATCAACAATTATGTAATTTCTCCCATCTCTGCCGCTTCTGGTGGTTCATTAAGAGAAAGTGTTGATGAAATTAAATTTGGTGCACCTGCACAATTTACCACACAGAATCGTTTGGTTACATTTAAAGATTACGAATCATACATCAAGAAAAACTACCCATCGGTAGATTCATTGTCTGTTTGGGGTGGCGAAGATGAAACACCTCCTGTTTATGGTAAAGTATTTGTGTCATTGAAACCAAAACAAAATTACTATATCTCTGAAACAGAGAAACAAAGAATTCTTGATGACATTATTAAACCAAAAGCAATTGTTTCTGTTGGTGCAGAAATTATTGACCCACAATACTTGTATCTTTTGATTAGTAATTATGTTGAATACGATAAAAAGAAAACTACTCAAAGTGCAGAAGCAATTAAAACTGCAATTAAAAATGCCATTTTAAGTTACAACAATACCAATTTAAATAAGTTTGATGCCACATTAATTCTTTCAAAATTACAAGATGTGGTAGATGGTGTAGATTTAAATGCAATTCGTGGTTCTGAAACACTATTGAGATTGCAAAAACGATTTGTTCCTGAATTAAATGTTTCAAAGACTTATGAAATTCAGTTCAATGCAGAATTGCATCGTGGTACAACAACCAATCGACTTGCATCATCCGAATTTGATGTATTTGATTCATTGGGTGTTCGTAGAACCGCACAATTAGAAGAAGTGCCGAACTCTTATACAGGTATTACTGAAATCAATGTAACCAACCCAGGCTTTGGATACACTACTGCACCAACTGTAACAATCATTGGTGATGGTACTGGTGCTACTGCTGTTGCAACAATCATTAATGGTCGTGTGCAAAAAATTACAGTTACAAATCGTGGCACAGATTACACTACGGCACTTGTAACATTATCTGGTGGTAATGGTTATGGTTCTACTGCTGTTGCGGTTTTAGATGCAAGGTTTGGTACTTTAAGAACAGTTTATTATGATGGTTTTGCACAGAAACAAATTATTCGTGACCGTGCAGGCACAATCGATTACCAAAATGGTATCGTAACACTTACAGATATTCGTTTTCTTTCTGTTAAACCATCTGATGGTTTCATTCGCATTTCACTAGAATCAGAAAAGGGTATTATTTCATCTGCAAAAAATACAATTATCACAATCGATGAAACTGACCCTGCTGCTATTGTAACTGAACTTGTTGGTGTTTAATGTCTGATTTTAAAACCTCAATACTTGTAAATCGTCAAGTTCCCGAATTTGTTCGGGAAGAATATCCTCTATTCATTACATTTTTAGAGGCATATTATGAATACCTTGAAAACAAACAAGGAAGTCAACTTAACGATTTAACAAAGAGAGCAAAAGACTTCAGAAACATTTCTGATGTTGACGATTCAATCGATGAATTTGAAGAACAATTCTTCAATACTTACGCTTCTTTGGTATCAAGAGATGTTGAAGTAAGTAAAGAATTTTTAATCAAACATCTTTTACCTCTTTACTTAGCAAAAGGTTCTGAAAACTCATTCAAACTTCTGTTTAGAATGATGTTTGGTCAAGAATTAGAAGTTAAGTATCCTAAAAACGATGTTCTAAGAGCATCTGATGGTAAATGGCAAAGAGATGAAGTTATTAAAGTAACTAGAGATATTTCAAGTTACTATACAGGCAATGGCACCAAAAAAGAATTTAACCTTCTTCCTTTTTCCGACACAACAATATCTGTTTACATAAATGGCGCATTAGTAAGTGGATCCACATATTTTGTTCGTAAAGAAATCAATAAGATTTATTTTAATACTGCACCGGCAAACAATGCACAAGTTGAAATATTTTATACTGATGTTCAATCTACAATTTTTGAAAATCGAAAATTAACTGGTCAAACATCTGGTGCAACTGCACTTGTAGAAGGTGTAGAAATTGAAACTGTCAATAATGAACAAGTTATTGAATTCTATGTAAACCCAAAAACTGTTGTTGGTGACTTTACAATCGGTGAAACAATTTTAACCGATATTGTTGCCAATGATGGCACGCTAATTTATGTTCGTGCAAGGTCATTCTCATCACTATTAACAATTACTATTCTTGATGGTGGTGCAAACTATAATATTGGTGACCCTGTTGGTATTGTCGTACCTAGTTTCGAAAGAGAACCTAAGGCTTTCATTTCGAGAACCTTTAGTGGTAAGATTAATCAAGTATTGATTCGTGATGGTGGTGCAGGTTTCCAAGTCGCAGCCAATGTTCGTGCAGTAGATATTCCAGAAACAGAATTGTTTTTTGCAGTTGGGCAAATTGATTCAAGTGGTGCAAACACATCAAACACTTTTACAATTTACTCTAATATTATTTCTGATATCGACCCAGCAAACACTTTAATTGGTCTTGGTTCAATCTATAATTTAACAGGCAATTCGGTACCAAATGTGAATGTGCAGACTGTTCTTTCACAAGCATTTGGAAATGTATCTTATACAACAATTGGTGAAATTAGTAATGTGCAAGTTTTGATTTCTGAGTTGGCAGTTTCTACAACACCAACACTTAATGCAGACCCAGCATATGTGGTAATTCCAAATGTAGGTTATACGACAACGAACACAGTAGTGACGATTGACACATTTGGTTCTTTAGGTAAATTAGTAATTATTGATGGTGGTTTAGATTATGAAATAGGTGATGAACTGACTTTCCACAATCGACCAATGTCATTTGGTTTGGGTGCAGAAGCCGAAGTAATGAATGTTTCTTCTTTTGGTCGTGTTACAGATGTTTCACTTTTACCACCAAAAGTTACTGGAACTGCCAATGTCACATCTGCATCAAATGTAATGGTTCAAGGTAATGGAACTGCATTTACATCCGAGTTGAAAGTTGGGGATAGAATTTATATCAATGGCAATACAAGGTCTATTGTGACTATTGCTTCCGACACATCTCTGAATGTGAATACTGCATTTGGTCAAAGTTTCACCTTTAAGAGAATACGAAATTGGGATAAAGGGTTAGTTGGTGGTTATGGTTACAAACAAGACAGTCTGCCAACAACAAGTGTAGTTTCTGCAAACGGATATGGTGCGAATATTGCGGTGACTGCAATTATGGGTGATGGTGAAAACCTATTCCCAAGAGGCGCAGGTCGTGCTGGTGAAATCCAAGAAATTACAATTATTGACCCAGGTAAGGGTATTAGAACTGCACCACAGATTGTTCTGACTGCATTTGGTGATGGAACTGCCGAAGCAAACGCAACAATTATCCAAACATTGGAACAGTTACCTGGTAGATGGACTTCTTCGGATTCCATTCTTTCTTCTTCCGATAGAAGATTGCAAGGTAGAGATTTTTACATTAACTATTCTTACCTATTGTCATCCGAAATTGAGTTTGGTAAGTATAAAAAAATCTTTAAAGAACTCTTGCATCCTGCTGGATTTAAATCCTATGCAGAGCTAAATAAGCTGAATATCTTAGAAGCCAATAATGTCGTGTTAAATACATTGACTGCACCTAAGAATATACGAACACTTTCTGGTACTGTTAATGTTAACAGCACCATTTTTGTTGTTGGAACAGGTACTAAATTTACCAAAGCCGCAAATCTGAATTACATTGGCGCCAATACATGGATTGCCGTAAATTCGGAAATTCGCATGGTGAACTCAATCATCAGCGATACGCTATTGACTGTAAATTCAGCCTTTACAATAACTGCAAACAATGAAGAATTAGTGGTATTGAATGTTGATTACGATGCAATTGCAACAGAAGTAACATTAGACGAGATTATCGCTGAGAACGAACTTGTTCTTACAGTAGAAACATAGGAATAGAAATGTCAACGACAATTAGAATAACCGATTTAACAGAACTAACAACGCCCGATTCAAATACGCTGAATACGGTATTTGTGGTCGTTGATAAAAGTAGTGGTACTTTCACTACCAAACAATTGAGTTTGGCGAACCTTGATATCGCCATTGACAATGTAGCAAGTCACGCATTTAATACTGCCAATTCTGCGTATGATAAGGCAAATAGTGCGAACATTCTTGCACAGGCAGGATTCAATGCCGCAAATACCGCACAAGCCGATGCAACAGGTGCTTTTGCAAGAGCCAATACCGCCAATATTACTGCTGATGCCGCATTTGCTCGTGCCAACATTGCAAACACAATCGCAGATTCAGGATATGCTTTTGCTAACTCAGTCAACATTAAAGTGGACTCAGCATACGCATTTGCGAACATTATTAATACTACATTAGATTCCGCATACGCATTTAGTAACACAGTAAATATCAAAGTGGAT